GAATCATGTCAGAGTTTTATGACCCACGGAATGACGCACAGGATTCACGCCGCTACTACTTCAACCAGCCAACCAGCGCCAAAGACTCATGGGTCAGCGCTCCAGAGTGGGCCGCAACCTACGCATCCAAAGAGGTGGGCAAGGGCGAGGAAATCACCTTGGGCTTTGACGGCTCTAGGAAAAGAATCAGAGGAACCACAGATGCCACCGCCCTCATTGGGTGCCGTGTATCTGACGGGCACCTCTTTGAAATCAAAGTCTGGGAACAACCTGATGGCCCCGCTGGGGAGGACTGGGAAGTCCCCATCACTGATGTTGACAATCAGGTCAAACAGGCTTTTGAGGATTACAAAGTCATTGGCATGTTCGCTGACCCCGCAAAATGGGAAAGCTACATTGCACAATGGGAGGCCGCTTATGGCAAAAAGCTAAAAGTGAAGTCAACGGTGAACCATCCCATTGAGTGGTGGATGACGGGAAACAGGTCCTATCTTGTAGTAAGGGCTTTGGAACAATTTCAAAATGCTGTCATTGACAAAGAGCTAACACACAACGGATCAGTGTTGTCTAGACATGTTCTCAATTCTCGCCGCCGCATAAGCCGCTCAGGAATTTCGATTGCCAAGGAACACCCTGAATCACCAAACAAGATTGATGCCGCAGTTGCGGCGGTCTTGGCATACCAAGCTAGGCTCCAGGCTCTCTCAAAAGGGAAAGCCACAAAGAGCACATTTATCCCCCGCAGATTGAGTTAGGAAACTTATGGCTACCCAGCTAACAGACTTGGAACAGGGCATGCTCAAAAAGCTTGCTAAAGAGCAGGGCAGAATGAACTTGCTAGAGCGTTACTATGACGGGGATGCCCCATTGCCAGAGGGCGCTGAGGGGCAGTCACGGGCTTACCGTAGATTTCAGAAAAAGGCCCGCTTGAACATTGCCCAACTTTCCGTTGCCGCTGTGCGTGAGCGGATGCGAGTTGGCGGTTTCCGCACTGGGGCTGATGATGATGAAAACGGTGATGTCATTGCCCGCCGACTTTGGAAAGCCAACAAACTTGATGTCTATTCCGCAGACCTCCACACCTTTTTTCTAAAGTTCGGTGAGGCCTATGCAATCGTAGGAATAAAAAAGGGCAGGGAATACCCACTGGTCACAGTTGAGGACCCACGCCAAATGCAAATCATTTCTGACCCAGAGGACCCCTCAGAAATCAGCGTTGCCCTCAAGGTGTTTACAGAGTATGACTCTCACTATGCTTATTTTTACTACCCAGACAGAATTGAAGTCTACAAAAAAGACTTAGAGACCAGCATTTTTCAGGTTGACGGCTACATGTACCAAGAGGAAATGAGCGCACTAAATCCATTGGGTGAAGTTCCAGTTGTGAAGTTTACAAACATGGATGAAAAAGGCGAGTATGAGCCTTATCTAGATTTGATTGACAGGATCAATCACATGATTCTACAGAGGCTAATTATTGCCACTACTCAGGCGTTCAAACAAAAGTGGCTCAAAGGCGATTTCCCAACCCATGATTCTGATGGTAATGAAATTGATTACAACGGTTTGTTTGAATCTGCCCCAGGCGCTATGTGGATGCTCCCAGAGGATGCCTCCATTGGCGAACTAGGACAGACAGACACCAATGACATTCTTGCCGCAGTCAGGGCAGACATCCAAGACTTTGCCGCAGTGACCAGAACCCCTATGCACTACCTCAACTCAGAGGGTGCAAACCAGAGCGCTGAGGGTGCGGCACTTTCCCGTGAGGGTTTGGTTTTCAAGACCGAGGACCGCATTGCTAGGGCAACCGTTGGCTGGTCCAAAGTGATGTCACTAATGTTCAAATACACAGGTGATGATGTACGCTCTGAGTTGTTAGACCTAGAACCAATCTGGCAAACCCCTGAGCGCTATAGCCTGTCCGAGCGGGCAGATGCTAACAGCAAGTTCCAGGACATTCCTTTCAATTCCCGAATGACTCTAATTGGTCAGTTCAGCCCAGCTGAAATTGCTGAAATGGAAGTTGAAAGAGCTGGAGAGGCAATTCTGACCGAGGCTCTATTGGGCACTCCACAGACACCTAGCGCATAATGGCAACACAAAGGCAGTTGCTTGACGGCTATAACAGCCTAAGTTCAAAACTGGTCAGAGGCGCTGGGGACAGAGCCTCAGCAATTTTCACCAGCCTTGGTTCGTGGCGTGATTCAGACTATGCGGATTTTGTTGATGTTCTTGACCCAATTATGACTGGGGCAAAAATACAGGCCGCCAGATTACAGGTTGCCTTTTATAGCGAAATGGCAAAAATAAGTCGTGAGAGCTTTGAGCCATTCCCAGTAACGGCAAAGACCCTGACCACATCAGCCCTAAGAAATGGGGCTGATACGGGCGAGGTTTACCGCAGACCCTTTGTGTCCCTTTATACCGCCCTGTCAAACGGCGGTGACATGACCAAAGCAATTTCAGAGGGTGCTAGGCGCATCGGTTCAATAGCCTCCACTGACATGCAACTAGCTAGGCGGGCCGCTGGCTCACAGGCTAGAGACAGAAATAGTGGTATCACTTTTTATGTTAGAACTCTAACTGGCAATGAGAATTGTGCCCTGTGCACAATAGCCTCAACCCAGCGCTACACCAGGGGTGAGCTAATGCCAATCCACCCAGGTTGCGATTGTGGGGAAATGCCTGTCTTTGCAAACCAAGACCCTGGGCAAGTTCTAGATCAAGTCAAGTTAGATTCGACTTATGACAGCATTGAACAGCAACTCAGGGTTGACCCAGATTTTGGGGCTAGGGATGCTGGCTTGGGCAAAATTATCAACACACCAGGCGGCGGCCAAAGGCTCGCAGACTACACAGAAATTGTTGTCACCAGAAATCATGGTGAATACGGCCCCACCCTCAGCTGGAGAGACCAGAGTTTTACTGGACCAGGTGAACTTTAGATTTCAGCTCCCAAGCTGATTAGCTCGCAATGAGCGCAATAACCAATCCGAAATGGAGAGACACATGGCTGAATCAAATCAGACCGAAACCCTAGAAACAACTGAGGAACCAGAGGCAGTGGTGGAGACCGCTGAAAATGAAACCTCAGAAATGTCCGAAACGGACGCCCTAAAGGCAGAGGTTGACAAATGGAAATCTCTGAGCCGAAAGAATGAACAGCAAGCCAAGTCAAATGGCCAAGCGGTTAAAGAGCTAGACGAAATTAGAAAATCACAACTGACTGACACTGAAAAACTTATTGAGCAGACCCGTGAGGAAACCTCCCAAGCCGTCAGAAAAGAGTTTGCTGTGAAACTGGTTGACGCTGAGTTCAAGAGCTTGCTAGGTGGCCGATCACTTGATGGCAGTTCATTACTTGACTTTGACAAGTCCTCATTCATTCAGGGTGATGGCAACATTGATTCAGAGGCAATTCAGTCATGGGTTGAGGCGCACAGCACAAAAGCTGAGCAGACTATCCCAGACCTTGGGCAAGGTGCCCGTGGTAAAAATCCTAGTAAGTCTCAAATTAGAAGTAGAGACGAACTCAAGAGCATGTCCCCCGCAGAGATTATGGCAGCCACAAAAGATGGCCGCCTTGATTCTCTGATGGGCAAACTATAAAGAAAAGAGAAATCAAATGGCTATTGACCAATTCATACCAGAAATCTGGAGTGCTGGAGTAACACAGAGTTTCATTTCCAGCCAAGTTGTAATCCCAACCCTAAACACCCTTTATCAGGGTGATGCCTCAAGAGGCAACCAGGTCCACATTATCAACGCAACGACACCAACCATTGTTGACTATGCCGCCGCCAGCCGTTCAATTACAGCTGAGGCATTGGCTGACACTGAGGTCAACTTGCTACTAAACCAGGAAAAAGCCTTTTCTGTTTTTGTTGATGACATTGACAAAGTGCAAGCCGCTGGAACTTTCAACGCTTGGACTGATGCCGCTGGCAAGGCCCTAGCTGAGGATGCTGAAACATACCTACTAGAGCAGATGATTGCTGGTGCAACTAACGGCAACGCTGGTTCAGTTGTGGTTGACACGGCTGACGAAGCCAAGACCGCAATCCGTTCAATCAGGACCGCAATGACAGCGGCCAAGGTCCCAAGTGACAACCGATTCTGTGTTGTCACCCCTGACTTTGCTGACTTGCTAATCCAGGGACTGACTGATGTTTCCTCTGCTGGTTCAAGCGAGGAACTACGCAACGGAATGATTACCCGACTATTCGGAATGACCATTCTAGAATCCCCACTATTGGGAACTGATGTTTCGGCAGTCGGATACCACGGTGACACTGTGGCATTTGTGAACCAGATTCAGTCACTTGAGGCTCTACGCAGTCAGACCAAGTTCTCTGACATTGTTAGAGGCTTGAATGTTTACGGTGCAAAGGTCATCAAGTCTGCCGCTGTTATCAAGTATGTCTCTGCCTAAATAAGGCTAACCGCTGAGGGGCTGGAGTTTGCTCTGGCCCCTTAGCCATACCCCAAACAATTTTTAGAGAGGCCCAAATGGCACTGGCTACAATTACTGATGTTGAGGCTCGCTTGGGGCGCACTCTCACAACCGCCGAAAGCTCCAAGGCCACCGCTTACCTAACAGATGCATCAGCCCTTTTTATTCAGCGGGCTGTCCAAAAGTTTGAGCAGGGCGAAAGCGTGGTCAGGTTATTCCCTAAGGATGGCGTTGTGCGCTTAGTCCAAAGGCCCGTCATAACCGTCAGCGAGGTCAAGGACCTTGACGGCAACATAATTGATTTCACCTTTGACGGCCATCAAAGTATTTATGACCTAGGATCTTACACTCCAGTAACGGTCACCTATGAGCACGGATCTGCCACCATCCCAAATGATGTTGTGGCCGTAGTCGCTGGCATGGTAGCCAGAACACTTTCAATCAACCCTGATGCCGCCTCTGGTGTGCAACAACAAACCGTTGGACCATTCTCTCAGAGCTATGCGGCTTGGGCCGTAGGGGGTCAGGTAATGATGTCCCCAGTAGAGGCCAAGGTTGCGGATTCTTACCGTGGCCTGACATTCAAATCAACATCAACAATGGGAAATGGAAATTATGCAATTACTTACCCAAGTGATACAAAGTTTGGCAGGGGTTGACCAGTACGGTGAACCAACTTTCACAACCACTGAGGTTGAGCTCAACGCAAAAGTAGCCGCCCGCACTGGTTCCAAAACAGTAGGTGCCGCAGAAATCACAATAACCTCTGGGCTAACCGTTTACCTAGATGCTGGTGTTGAGATCAATAACAGTGATGTATTTATTTACCTAGGTGAGCGCTACATCCTAGATGGCGAATCTTTCAACTGGGTCAATGGTCTGGGTTACTGGACCCCTGGCACAGTTATTGACTTACAAAAGGAAATCAATGGCTAGTAGAATCCCAGGCGGTGGCAGTGTAACCCTAAACAGGTCTGGTATGCGTGACCTACTTAGGTCTAGCGCAATCCAAAACATGCTTAGTGGCAGGATGGAAAGAGTCAAGGCCGCTGTGCCAGGCTCCCAGCTTGAGGTTAGTGCTGGCGGAAACAGAGCTAGGGCCAAAGTGATAAACGGCTCTGACTATGACGAAGCAAACACAGGCGATTTGTCCAGGGCTTTAGACCTAGCGGGTGGAGATAGAGGCACCCAAGTCAAAACACGCAAACCGAAACCGAGGACCTAATGGCTGATGCCGTAATTTTTACAGACATCATGGCACATTTGGTGTCGAGGCTAAACGCCGCTCTAACGGCTCAGACACGCTCTGATGTGCGAGTTGCTATAAGAGCAGACGAAACCCCCGCACAGGTCATTCTGAGGCGTGATGGTGGCAACCAGCCAAGCAAGACACTGATGCAATCTGTTATTGGTGTGACAATTTATGAGGAAAGCTATGGAGAGGCAGAGGCTTTGGCCTTGCTGACCCAGGCAATCTTTGACGATTTGCCAGATGGAAATCCCATTGTGGCAACCTCTGTTCA